GTCCGTGTAGATCATCCCGATCTTGGCAAATTCGTGAGCCATCTGTGCTTGACTAAAGTCTGGCACTTGACTCGACACGTTCAAAACATTGTCATCACCGTACGCGATCATAGACACGTAATCGGAGAAACAGGCTTCGTTGTCGATATCATAAGTCTTGAAAAAGACATATCGGCATGCAAGAGAGTTGTACATGGTGTTCAGTACAGCCGTAGATGGATTGCCAGATGGCTGGCTATGATTGAGTTGGTAAATAATGCAACCCATCAGGTGTTTTGAATTCACCAAGGCTTCCCACAGGAATCTTCTTACCCGTCTCTCTTCAGGCGTAGATCCCACGTAGTATTCCTCGATAATATCATAAACAACCCAGAGAATCTCGGGATTCAACGAACCGTCATAGTTCGAAAAATCACCAGCGATAACTCTGTTGCCTTTCGTTTGGAGTTTGTGGTAAAGTTGGGTCCACTCTCTCGACTGAGCTCGAATTCCAACCGCGCTTTCATTCACAATCCGATTCTTCATCATGTGGACAATAAAACATAAGAAATATTGCCTAAAAACAATGAGGAAATCCATTGGCGCTGCCGCGAAAACGCGGGTTTTGCCAGCTTGGACTTTCTCAATTGGGCGCGTTTCGTCCTTCAAGGTGTCAGTGAAAATGTAGTCAACCAACTGTCCCTTCTCCATCTGTGCAATCTGCTCTCTGATGGTGTTCTCGAGAGCAGCAGTGTGGTCGTTGTACTCCCACTCGTCGTGTCCGAACCATTGAGTCTTTCCCTTCGTCCTAGTCCATTGGCTCCAAGGATATCCCGCCGACCGCGATCTATTTATTGGTTTAAAATAGTCGGTGCCGGGTATTCCTTGGGTGGCTTCTTCAAAGGTCAAAACTCTCATGACTTCGGGGACTCCGATGCGATCAAGCATCTCAATGTAGTCGCGTCTCGCTTTCATAAGCGGTATTTCATCCAGCTTTTTAACTGGGCCAAACTGTTTTTCAACAGCTGTGATCATTGGACCTTGCGGGTGCAACGGTTCAGCTAGTTTGGCTGGCGCTACTTGAGTTTCAAAGATCTCACCAAAAATCTCCGTCTTCACGATTTTGCTCTTGGTATTAGCAAACGGAATTCGACTTATGGTTTCCAGCGGCAAAACGTTTCCCGCTCCTTGTTGCAAGAACTCTCCCATCTCATGGCCATAAACCATTGGGTTAGTCTTAACAACTGGTACAGGATCCTGATACACTGGCACATCATCCTCAAACAACTCAGCAAAAATTGGCACGGCATATGAAATGCCAGCACCATTGACTCCAGCTGCATGCAATCCAAATAGACGTCGAGCGTCTCGCGAATCCAGGGTGTAAAGACCTCCACAGTCACCTGCTACAGTTCGTCCGCGCATTTCTACCATTTTTGAAATGGTTCTAAT